AGAATGCAGGTGTTTTATATGTAGGAACAGAAGCATCTCCAACAGTAGGTGTACCTACTAATAAATATGCAACTGTAGCTATTGGTGATAATCAAACATTAATGGCCCTATGGACGGTTCCAAGAAATTTTGAGGCTTATTTACTACAGGTTGATGTAACAGTAGCAACAACACAAAATAATAAATATTGTACATCATCACTTGTTGCAAGGCCATATGGCGGAGTCTTTCAAGTTAAAGATAAATTTGTCAAAGCTGAAAGTTCACATCATCAAGAATATTCTATACCTCTTAAATTTGATGAAAAAACAGATATTGAAATAAGAGCTATTGGTGATTCTGCTGGTGCAGATATTGCTATTTCAGCGGGATTAGACATACTTTATATTCGAAAAGGAAGTAGTCTATAATGGCTAGAAAAAGAGACAAACAACCGCCAAAAACGAAAAAGTATTTTCGCTCCACAGAGTCTGGGGCGGGAATGACTAAAGCAGGTGTTGCTAAATATCGTCGTGATAATCCTGGTTCTAAATTAAAAACAGCAGTTACAGGTAAAGTTAAAAAAGGATCTAAAGCTGCTAACAGAAGAAAGTCATACTGTGCAAGAAGTGCAGGGCAGATGAAACAGTTTCCAAAAGCTGCAAAAGATCCTAACTCAAGATTGCGTCAAGCAAGAAAACGTTGGAAATGTTAAAACTATTTCTTTTACTAGCCTTTATAACAGTCGTTGCTATTTCAACAGATGTTAGAAGTGCGGATACAAACACGGTCAGTTCAACGGTAGTGACAGATAAAAGCGTGCCTACCGCAAATGCTCCAAGTGTTGTTGTAAACAATTCTGATATTTGTAAGGTAGCTACGTCAGGTGCCATACAAACCAACATACTTGGTATCGCTACAGGCGTAGTAGTGGACGACGAGTTGTGCCAGCTATTGAAGCTCAGCCGTCAATTATATGCAAGTGGCCTTAAAGTTGCCTCAATTTCATTACTCGCAACTGACCCAAGAGTTTTTGACAGTTTAGTAATGGCAGGAACTCCACCGCCATATATGGGTGCGATTGGTTCTGAAGCTTTGGAAAAATGGAAATCAAATCCAGACATGATACCAGAAGGTAGTACGGTATTTAAAGATGATGTTTTAAATATTAATGTAAATGAGGATGTGAGCGATGGCGAATTCAAAAAGTTTTTATTTTTGGCTATGGCTATGTATATCGGTCTCCCTATCCTTTTCTAGTAAAGCTGTAGATTGTTCAACAGATACAGTTGGACTATGCACGCCGACTATTGAAGAGATAATAGATGAAACAATTACAGAAACTATTGAGTATGAAGCAGATGGATATACTGTAACAACAACGACAGAAACAACGACAACAACCAATACAGTCACTAACGAAGATTCAGGAGATATTCTTGATAGTGATAATGGATATGTAGCAACTTCGAAGGACGGTTCGATGGATTTTGACTGGGGTGGCCAAGGGCCCGCTAGCATGCCAACAGGATCTACATGTGGACAATTAGGAGAAGATAAGTGTGCACAAATTACAGGATCGGGTGATAGCACAAGCGCCATGGGTGTAGAAGGTATGGGAACAACTTTTATACAAACAGTTGATATATCTTCTCTTGATATAGAAAATGGAGGAAGAACTAATTACACAATCAAAGTAGATAAGCAAGATGCACAAGATCGTATCTACATGCATATTACAGGTAGAAATGGAAGCACTAATGTATTTAGTGGTACAGACATTTTATCAGAATCTGGTGTAGCCAGTGGCTATCAAGAATACGAAAATGGTTTTGATTTCGCAGGTACGATAACAACGTTGATAATCGAAATTGGTGGGCGTGATATTAATATGGCAATCGGCCCGCTCTTTGATGATATTACTATAAACGTACTTTACAATGTAATATCTACAATCGTGCAAGAATCTATTACAAGTGTAGAAATGTGGGTTGCATATGGAGGTAGCACAGAAACAGAGGTCATAGATATTGTAGAAAATATTATTGATCATAATGATTTTGTAGAACAGCCAAACGGAGAAATAGAAATAGAGCCAATACAAGAACCAGATACAGAAGTTTCCTATGAAATGGTTGAAATCGAAATGGAGATGGAGATGCCTGTTATGGAAATAGAAATACCAGAGATGGAAATGGCAAGTGTTGAGACAGAGATAGAAATGGCAAGTGTTGAGACAGAGATAGAAATGGAGATAGAAATGGAAATGCCTGAGCCAGAGGTCGAAGTAGAAACACAACCTGAGCCAGAACCAGAACCAGAAGTTTCTGAGCCAGAACAAGAGGAGGTACAAGATGAACCTACTGAAGAAGATACTAAGGAAACTGAACCTACTACGAAAGAGGAGCCTGAGCAGGAAGAAAGCTCACCAGAGGTTGCTAAAGATGAAGATAGCGAAGAAGATATGGAAGAAACAGAGGATAAGGATCAAGACGAGGTAAAAAAAGAAGAGAGTAAAAAAGAAGTTGCAGCTAAAAAAATATTAAAGAAGATGGGTGATAAGGGTAGATATGACTCTGCAAATCAGTTAAAAACATTAATTGTGATGCAAGTATTAGGTAATTCTAAATCATTCTTTGAAGGTCAACAAAGTTTAAATGACATACAAGGGTTTTTTACAGATAACGTAATACCTGATGCTGAACTAACAACTAATAATATAGCACAATATTTTCTATTTGGAGGGAGTGACGTGCTTATGAATGAAATGATAATGCAACAATGGCAGAATTAGAATTTGCGGGTTTAAAGTTTAAAGGCGGAAAGATAGTCGTTGTCTTAACAGCACTAGGTACATTGCTTGGTGGAGCATGGGGCGCGTTTGAATTTTATAAGGATTATCTAACGATGAAAGATACCATATCTCAATATGTCAGCCCTGACCTTTCAGGCTTTGATAAACGTATAGATTTAGTACAACAAGAAGTAGAAATGCTACAGAGTGAAATGAGTATGATTCTAGAAGAAGTTGGATTAGTGGCAGATGTAGCTAAAGAATTAAAAAACGATTTAAAAGGTGATGTGAGACGTATTGAAACAATTGTTGAGGATGTAGAGACAAGAGTAAAAGAAGATTCTAGATCAAATGAAAAAGACTTAAAATTAACGGTGGATGGTATTGAGTCTGATATGCAAAAATTAGAAAATGAGCTAAATGAAGCTATGACAGAATTACAAGAAAGCATTGATAAACAAATCAAACTAACTCTCGCTAATCCTTTATCTCAAATGAAGTAATGGCAGCAAAACTCCCAAATAACCAATACTTTACTCCTGTTAAAAAAAGAACTAGTATAGGTAATTCTTCTCGCAGTAGGCCGAAGAATAAAAACAAAAGACGTCAACACGTTAAATACAGAGGTCAAGGTCATGGGTAAATTATGTGCTAAAGGTAAATCTGCAGCTAAAAGAAAATTTAAAGTTTATCCTTCTGCTTATGCGAACATGTATGCAAGTGCTGTGTGTTCTGGAAAAGTAACACCAGGCGGTAAAAAGAAACCAAAGAAAAAAGCTGCTGGAGGAATGATTGAATCGAACAAACTTTCGCAACAAAGAAAAGCAGTTTCCAAATTTAATAAAGGTGGTATCGCGCGCGGGTGCGGAGCGGTTGCAGAAAATAAACGCAAAAAAACTAAATACAGTTAATGGCAAAGAAAGGATTAAGAGCATGGGTGAAAGAGAAGTGGGTAGATATTGGAGCACCGAAGAAGAACGGAAAATATCAACCTTGTGGAAGGTCAAAGGGGAGCAAAAGAAAATATCCGAAATGCGTTCCACTTGCAAAAGCCACACGGATGACAAAGTCGCAAAAGGCGAGTGCTGTCAGAAGAAAGAGGGCTGCGGGCAATCCAGGCGGTAAACCTACAAATGTAAAAACATTTGCAGCTAGAGGAGGTCTTATCTCAAAAGAAAGAAGAGCAGGAGCAGCCGTTAGAGGCTTTGATTTTAAAGGTGTATTCTAAAGAAGAAATAATACAAGACGTACGTAAGTGGTCTGAAGAATTTTTAGAAATACCTAATAAACATTTAGGTGGTTTTCCAGCATGTCCTTTTGCTAAAAAAACATGGAACGATAACAAAGTTTTAGTAGAAACTAAAAGAAAATATAAACAATATAAACCTGAGTTAAACACTCATCTCAAACAATTAAATTTTAATATGCATGACATATTAATTTTTTGTGATCCTTATTTTAACTATACATTAGATCAATTTCAGGACATTATAGATGATTACAATGATTGGTATAATAAAAAAGATATATTTTTTATGGGTTTTCATCCCCTCAATCCAGCCAATGAAGAAGAACAAGAGTTTCTGGTTACTCCAAATGGGGAGACCCCACTTGTAGAGAGTGATTTGATGTATTCTATGATGTTGATACAAAAGTTCTCGCAATTACAGGAAGCTTCTGATAAACTACACCGTCAAGGTTACTATAAGAAGTGGCCCAAAGGATATTATCAAGACGTTGTAGTATCCCGGCAAAAAACTTATAAACGAATATTCGGAGATTGATTATGATGGGACCTAAAAAGAAAATAGCTAAAAAACGTGGCGGTGGCATGATGATGCAAAAACCAGCTGCAATGAAACGTGGTGGAAAAGTAAAAAAAGGCAAGAAAAAATCTGTAAAGAAAAAGAAGTAAATGCCTACTTACTCTTCAACCGCTACTTTTGATTTATCTATAGATGATATAGCAGAAGAAGCATTTGAACGTTGCGGTTTACAAGTACGTAGTGGATACGACTTAAAAACCGCACGACGTTCTCTCAATCTTTTATTAGCTGAATGGGCTAACCGAGGGTTAAATCTTTGGACAATTCAAAAACAAGAAAAATCTTTAGCTGCTACTACAACAGAATTATCTGGAACAGATTTGTTTGGTTCTAGTGCTAATGATTCACAACAAATTATAGATATTACTGATGTCGTGATCCGTGATTCGAGTAACAATGAATTTTCAACAACATCAATTAGTCGTTCTACATATTTAAATTATACCGTTAAAACAACCAGCGGACGACCAAGTCAATACTACTTTGAGCGTACGATAAACCCAACGCTATTTCTATATCCTGCAGCCGATACAACGTACACTCTAGTATATTATGCTCTTGTTCGGATGAAGGACTCGGGCGCTTACACAAATAATGCTGAGATTCCTTTTCGATTTCTTCCATGTTTAACTGCTGGATTAGCTTATTACATAGCAATGAAAAAAGCGCCAGATAGAATTCAATTATTAAAACAAATTTATGAAGATGAGTTCCAACGAGCGGCGGATCAAGATGGTGAAAGAACAAGTTTATTTTTAACACCTAAAACTTATTTACCTGGAGTTTAATAATGGGCAAATATGCGTCTGGTAAATTTGCAAAAAGAATATCAGATAGATCTGGTATGGCTTTTCCCTACAATGAAATGGTGCAAGAGTGGAATGGTTCGTGGGTTCACACTAGTGAGTTTGAACCAAAACATCCACAACTAGAACCATTACCAATTGTAACAGATCCTCAATCTTTGCAACATGCTAGATCTCAAGTAAAAGATTCAAGAGTTTTTGTTGGAGGCGCTACTGGACCTGTAAATGCTGGAAGAACAGTAGTAAAACCAACAACTGGAGACGCTGCTTATGATGGAGAAGGATTTGGATTAACAGTTAATCAGTTTCAAACCCTTGATATGCCAGTTACCAATTACTATGCAAATGGGGTAGCTTATGCCTCTACACAAAAAAGCATGATGCCTTTAAGTGTACAACAACCAAATAAACCTACACAGTTGAATTCTCGCGTAGGTAATGTTACAGTGAGCACGTCATGACCGATTATTCCGATTTAACAGATAACGTACGAAATTATACAGAAACAACTACTACAGTGCTTTCAGATGCTGTTATTCAACCTTTTATTGAATCTATTGAAGATAAAGTAAGAAGAACGGTAGATTTAAATTATTATAGAAAATATGATACAGCAACACTTACAGTTGATAATCCTTTTTTACCACTTCCCTCTGATTGGGAAGCAACGAGATATGTACAGTTAATAGATGGTAATGACGACAGAACTTACTTGATACAGAAAGATATTTCGTTTATGAATGAATACGCACCAGATAGAACTGATACCGCAACGCCTAAATTTTATGCGATGTGGGATCAAGACACACACTATCTTGCGCCAACCCCGAACGCTGCATTAACTGTAGAGCTCGCATACACGTACAAGCCTGCTGGCTTAACAAGTTCAAATACGTCAACTTGGTTAAGTCAAAATGCTCCGAACGTGCTATTGTATGGTTGTATTTTAGAAGCACTTGGATACTTGAAAGGTCCAGCAGATATGATACAATACTACGATAAAATGTATAATCAGTCTGTACAAGCATTAGCCACATATGAGATGGGGCGTGATCGTAGAGACGAATTTCGGGACGGCGTTATTCGTATCCCTCTCGAATCAAGGAACCCATAGGAGATTATTATGGCAATTACTCAAGCTGTATGCAACAGTTTTAAAGTGGAGATCCTGAAAGGCCTACACGATTTTACGGCAACGACAGGGAACGCTTTTAAACTAGCATTATACGACAACGAAGCAACTTTAAGCAAATCAACAACTGCTTTTTCAACAACTGATGAAGTAGGAGACTCAGGCACTTATTCTTCTGGTGGTGGTGCGTTAACATCTGTTACGCCAACATTATCTACAGATACGGCTGTTTGTGACTTTGATGACATTTCATTTACAAGTGCAACTATTTCAGCACAAGCTGCTGTAATTTATAATAGTTCAACTGTATCTGGTTTGACTACCAATGCATCTGTTTGTGTACTAGATTTTGGTGCGGTTAAATCTTCAACTTCAGGAACATTTACAATTACGTTTCCTGCTGCTGAAGCAACTGCTGCAATTCTAAGAATCGCATAGGAGATAAAACATGGCCTCTATCCAAGGATGGGGCCGAGAAACTTGGAGCAGTGGTGCTTGGTCTGAACAGGCGCCTGTAACTGTTACAGGTAATGGCCTCACGTCATCTACTAACGATGTAACAGTAGCAACTGATCAAAATATATCTGTAACAGGAATTGGCTTAACTTCTGCGTTAGGCACAGCTACTGCAACTGGTATTGCAGAAGTTGTTCCAACTGGTATTGCTCTTACTTCTTCGTTAGGAACAACGAGTCCTCAAACTGATCAAAATATATCTGTAACAGGAATTGGCTTAACGTCTTCTTTGGGAGACGAAACAGTAACAGGTACAAGAACAACTGGTTGGAACCGTGATACAGATGTAAATACAGGTAGTTCTATTGGATGGGGAGATCAACAATGGAATGCTGTAGGTGGTTCATTTGCTCTTACAGGTCAAGCACTTAGTGCCTCTTTAGGAACAGAAACAGTAGCAACAGATCAAAATATATCTGTTACTGGTGTTGCAACAACTTCATCAATAGGAACTTTCTCAATATCAGGTGATTCACAAGTAACTGTTGTTGCTGCAAGTGAACCTCAACTTGATATTTCTTTAGGTACAGCAGAGGCAGATCCAGAATTTGTTGTATTCCCATCTGGTAATGCAATGACCTCGGCAGTAGGAACTGTTGGTACATCAGTATTTGTTACTGGTGTTAATATGACCTCTTCTTTAGGTGATGAGACCCAGGAAACAAGTTACGAAGCACCTAGTGTTTCTATTACATCAAGTATAGGAACCTTAAATATTCGCACAGATGTAAGCTTTACACCGACTGGAGTTTCTGCTACAAGTAGTACAGGGAATTTACAAGGGACCTTTTGGTCAGTTGTAGATGATTCTAACTCGGATATAAGTTGGACAGAAGTTCATAAAGCCGCATAAAAGTTTTGACAAACTTTGAAATAATAACTAAAACTTTATTAGGAGATTAAATGACTTCAACTTATTCAACTGGCTTACGAATAGAGCTACAAACATCAGGAGAGAATTCGGGTACTTGGGGTACTATTACGAATAATAACTTTTCTCAAGTTTTTGAATATTCTATTGCTGGTGTTTATTCTAAAGCAATTACTACAGGGACTTCAACAACGCTAACAAACGGCGATGGTCCTCAAACTCAAGCAAACAACGAAGCTAGACAAAACCAATTAATTTTTACAGGAACAGTTTCTACAACTCACACAATTCAATTTCCTGAAACAGAAAAAACTTACGGAATTTATAACAACATTTCTGGTGGCGCTGATATATCTGCTAGACTAGGTGCTACAGGAAACACTCTTACTATTACAAATGGTAAATACAGATTAGTATCTACAGACGGTACAAA